AGACATGTTGCTATTTTATATTACACTAAAAGTTAAAAAAGTCGACTTTGAAAGTCCCATACTTATAAAATGAATGTGTGCTCAAAGGTTTCTATGACATCTTCAACCTTCTGGGATTGGGCGTCAAAGTAAACTTTTGCCATCCAATTAGCCAAAACCAATGCCGAATAAGAATCCTTTCGTGCTTTGTCGGGCCCCGTTTGTCGTCTGAGATTGCGGGGCAAATCAAAAGTTTGGGTTCCTTGGGCCGTAGTAGTAATTTGAATAAGGGCGCATTCGTTTTTTGTGAGGGCAATCATATCAGACTGATGCTCAATAAAATCAATCATTTTCGCCCCCGCACTTTGTTTAGGTTCCTCTGCACTTCTCAAAAACCTAATGTTCGCAATAGGAATACTCTTGTTTTTTTGGAGAGTGTAAGATTCGTCCATGGCGCGGCTCGCGAAATAAAAACGCCTGTGGTCAAAATTGGCCTGTAACAACTCATTCCCTTGACGAATCCAATTGCTTGTTGGTTTTCTTAAAATAATATAGCGGTAATCTTTAAGGTTATATTGCACCTTATAAGACCGAAGATCAGACTGATACTCCTCTGGCTTGTCTAGTCCCACGTCAATAGTTTTAAGGTTCATGTTTTTCTGTTTGAAAGCCTCACTTGCGTTACATGCTTCCAGAAACTGAACACCTCCGTTATAATCCCCACATATGGCCACAATGTTAAAATTTTCCAAACAAAACAAAAAATAATTAATATGATGTTTAAGGGAGGTTCCTGACATAGCGTAACCATGCACCAACGTTACCTTTTGCTCTTCAGGGTGTAATTTTAAGATTTGAATTGCAAAATCATCCGAACTTTCAGTTTGAGCCCATGAAGGATCGAATGCAAGAATATACTTTTCACCCGCTTCCCCCTGCACCTCCACAGAGGGGCTTTCTCCGTCAATAACCGTGCATAATGCCATTTTGCTGGTTTTAAAATAACCGGAGCTATCGTCAGTGAATACCGCGCCAAATTCACGCTCAAACTGAGACTGACTCATTGTTGATCTAGCTTGCTTAATTAAATTTTGATCGTACAACTGCTGTGGAGCGCAATCATAACTATACTGCATTATGCAACGCAAAGCGTTGTCTTTTTGTACGGGCAGTGTTATCAGATGCTCAAAGTGAGTATACATTTTATAAAGATATTCAAACTTATAACAAGCGGACGATAATGCTACTAATTTATTATTTGGCCATACATGGCGCTCCCCCTCCGTCATCTTATTTTCTTTTATAAGACGGCTTTCTAATTGAAAAAGCTCTTCCCGCTGAGTGGGGTTTTCTACTACGGCTAAAAACGGAACAAGTACTTCGTTGTAAATTCTCTCGGGCATCAGCGCAAATTCATCAATAATAATTCTATGAAAACGAAACCCGCGGAGCTTTTCGCCATCACCCAACGGCAACGCACGAATGCGACTGGTTCCAATTTCCATAAGCCACTCATCATTACTCTTTGATGTTTTGGTAACACACTGTCTAAAAAAAGCCGCCTCCGGCTTGGCAGCGATGTCTTCTATCTTCTTGAAAATCATTTTCGCCTGCCTAAAAGACTTTGATATTATTCCAATCTCCATTCCTTGATTTAAAACCGCATCTAAAGCAGCAAACACCCCTGTCGTGAAAGATTTGGACATTCCCCGCGCCCACACCCCTAAAAAATAATCAACTTCAAACATGGATTTAATAGCCATGTGCTGAAAAGGAAAAAGCTTTATTCCTAAAATCAAATCTGCCGCAAAGGTGGTGTTGTTTCGTAGAAATTCATAAAGAGCCACCTTAGCTTCCCTTTCTTCCAGAAAACCTTTAAGCTCCAATAAATCTTGGTTACTTCGGAATTTAGAGACCGATTTTTTTTGGTTACCTTCGGTCCAGCTCATATAACATTATCTAAAAAATATTGCATATCTGTTTGCCATACTTTCTTCCCGTACAACAAAAGCAACGGAATCAACACAGAAGCGTTTTTCCTATCCCCCGCAAAAACAAACTGACACCTTCGGGAATATTCGTGGGAAATATCTTTGATTTGCCTGAGTGTGTAATCCATGTTAGAGCGCCTATTAAAAAATTTATTTTCCTTTATTATTTTTTGAACGCTAGACTCTATAACTACAAAAAGATAAGAATCCATTTCTTGGGCCCTCTCAATTTCCCTCTTGAACCTTTCTATATTATGTTTTCCTAAAGTGCCCTGCAGATCATTTCCAGATTTACGATCTACAAAAGTATAACTATAATAATTTTCCATTGCCGTATAGTCCCCCACCTCCAACTTAAGACTTATGGTATCACACCCAAACTTCAAGGGTTTTTGTTCTCGCGTATCTACAGCAATAGTAAAATCAGAAGGGATTTCTTTTTTGAAAAAACCCTTGGGGAGGTTCTTGTTATACAAAGGTTCGCACCCTACGGACGCACAGGCCGCATTATAGCTCCCAAAAAGTTTACGGTAAATAGGTAACGACGGCATGAATGAATTGGTAGTTTCCAAGTGAAAAGGCCCATACTCCCTCTCCTTCCGAAGCTGTCGTCTTTCTAAAATTCTTAAGGCGTATTTTTTAACTTCCTCTATAGAATATTCCCTACACCATTTGAGCAACTGTTGCTTGGTTGAAAAATCTCTCTCAAAATATTCTTCAAACTTTTTAAAAGGAAGGGGGTCGCCTGTGAGCTTGTTGGTGCGCGGAAAATATTTAGTATAATAAGAAGCTAAATTCAAATCGTGTTGCTTCAGGTGTTTGTGCAAAGAGCTTCGACTAGAAAACTCTTTCTTACACTCTGCGCACGGAAAAACTTTGTTGACTATCCTCTCCATTATATAACATCTTCTTTAGCCACTCCCAACACGCGGGCTTTCCAGTCGGACATTTTTTCAATTTCGTCCGACTCCTTTCTAACTAACTTTTTTTGCATCTCCGCCATTTTTATCATTAACTTTCTCTCCTCTTCATCTTGAAAAAGCTGAACCAATGAAATGATCGAGGCGTTTCTTTGCTCTTGGTTTGCCACCCTCTTGGCTCTTTCTCCATTTAATTTGGCAAGCATCTTATCAACACGATTAATGCACTGATTATATTCCTCCGCTTTTGTTTTAAGCATTTCGGTGAGCCTCATTGTTAAGTCGTGTTGACCCTCCGTATCATCAAACATCAAATTAAGTTTTTGTTTTTGTTGTTCGATTTCTTTAATGTTCACATAATCCATGCACACGTTAACATACAAATTTAATTCATCTGCGGTTAAATCAGGTTTATCCCACGTGCTCCGAATATACTCTGATTCAAACAAATCTCTACTCTGGTGCGTAATATAAGAATTTATAACCTGCACAAATCTTGGTGCATTTAAATAGGTTATCAATTTTTCCACACACTTTCTGTCTTGCCTGTGTATTTTTTCTACTTCGAATTCTTTTGAAGCAACTTTGTTTAGTTTGCGGATGGCAGTAGATAGGATTTTGGGAGGGGTATATTTTTCGCCTGCCGCATCGTCTCGCAAGCTAATTCCGGTTGGGAACTCCCTATTAATATGGTCACATAAAGAAATAAATTTACCTGTTTCAGCGAACCCCTTACTTTCCGCATCATTAGGCCATAAAAGCTGTCCTATCTCTTTTTTAGTCATCTCGGGTCCATAGTGTAGTTTCACAAAGGACTTTTCCACATCTGTTAAAAAATATTTGGACGCACGTTTTTTTACTTTAGTACGATAGCTCAAACCTCTGTCTACCCAAAACGCTCTTAAAGCACGCCCACGTACTGTACTCCCCTTTTCCTTTTCGTCATCAAACAACTTCTTGGTGGCTTCATTTAAATCGCCTTCCAATTCAACAAATAGCCCTAGGCTTCGTTCTTTCTCCTCTTTTGTTAAAGCGTATTCTTTCATTTGAAAAATATATCAGTTTCTACACAAATTTTTTTCGCAATCCTTTTGTAGAAATTTTTTAAGTTCTTAATCTGTTTGTATCCGGCCTTCCTTCCCTTTTCGTTGCTTTTATAGCCTAATACACGCGCAACCACCTCTTCGTCCACGTAGTCTATGAAAAGCATCTTATAAATTATAAAATGACGATCGTTCAAATATTTCCTCATTGATAAATGTAAATTTGTAATACCAGTATATATATTATAGTGATCTTCCGGAAGAGTTAACTGATCATAATGGTGGTTTTCTAAAGAAACTGGGATTTTTATATCATAGGCTTGTTTTCGGGTTTTTTCCCATTTCGCATACAAATCACACTCGTTAGATTGGGTGCCACTAGGGGTTATGGCGCAGAGATTTGATATCTGTCCCGCTCTCTGTTCACGAGATTGGTTGTGGGGGCAACTAATGCATGGACGAGCAAAATTAGAATAATTATTCCTCAGAATATTTTTCATCTGATTGGAAATAATTTTATTTATCCATGGCTCAATGGGTCGCTGTTGATCCCACTGGTCCCATTTTTTATAAATATGAGCCCTTATGATTTGAGAGACGTCTTCGAAATCGAACCAAGCGATGGCATGAAGGTGCCACCTGTAAAATCTTTTCCTTATTTCGTTGTCGATGGTGTCGCTTTTATCTTCATAAGTTTGTTTATTTTTCTTCTTGCCCACCGCCGAAATTTTTAGGGTTGTGACGAGAACTTGCACACTCTGCTCGAGACTGGGCCTCCAAGTCTTTCAAGTTCTTGAACATGTTTTTTTGTCTTTTTTTACCTTGAACAGGATAGTTTAACTCCTCTGGGTTCAATGGGTTGCCTACCAAATTCTCAAAAGTCACCTTTTGGTTGGGTGCCTCGATCTCATATTCTAAACGAGAAATATCCGGCACGTAATCATCTGTAATCACGGAGCCCTCGGACTCCTCTTTTAACTTGCTTTTGGGACCGTTCCTTGGGGAAGTCAAAGATCCAAACTCCCCGCCGCACCCCTGACAAAAATTAGGTTTGTTTAAGGTGTAACTGTTCCTAGCACCGCATTCTGGACAAAATATACTGGCCATTTGTTATTTATAATTTATTTTTTTAAATTATTTTCTAGTTTATTTACAATAAATTTTAAAATGTCGCTTCTTAAGATGTCCTTTTCAGTAAACTTAAAAGTATAAATACCCTTCTCCCTAGACTCTTCATCATCAAAGATTTGTAACATTGAAAGAAATCCCCCCTTACCGTTTATGTCTGATTGCATAGGATCTGCACAAATAAAATATTTGGAATTTTTACCTATTCTGGTAACCAGTGTCACCAGTTCCTTTTTCGTAAAGTTCTGAGACTCGTCGGCAATAATTAATTTGTTGTTCCAGCTCGCCCCCCTTAAATAATTTATAGGAGCACATTGGATTATTTTTTCATCCGTTAACATTTTAATTTGATCTTTACTGAGTAACTCCGCCAACTTGTCCTGCAAAGGCATCATGAAAGGGTGAAACTTTTCGTCAACATCCCCCGGCAAACTCCCTAAATTTTTCTCCCCACTCTCAGCAATAGTACGTACATAAAAAATATCTTTATTCATATTCATATTAAACAATTGTAATGCCGCATATATAGAAATGAATGTCTTCGAAGAGCCTGCGGGTCCCGAGACAAAAACAATTTTTGTGTTTTTATCAAAAGCCACCTTTAAAAACTCCATTTGCCTAGTTGTTAGCTCAAAATTTTTAAGATATAGTTTGTATTTGTTTTCTTCAAGTGGTACAATCTTCTCCGACGCCGTAGACCTTTTTTTTCTACTCATCTATTAAAGATTACACTTGACGAGATCAAACGACGAGATATTATTTAAAATAAAAATGATTTTTCATGTATTGGCCATACCGGTATATCCCACACGAAAAGAAATAAGTATCTGCGCTTTTACTCAAAAAGTTTACAAATTCTCAAAGGCCATGACACAACGCGGCCATACGGTTTTTCACTATGGGCACCCCGACTCAGAAGTTGAATGCACTAAGCACTTCAGTGTGATTTCTCGCAAAACATACGACGATGTTTATCAAAAAAAAGACTGGAGAGATTTTCACTCTCAAAAAACCAAAAATAAAGTACATGAAGAATTTAACTCTAATGCCAAGGCATTAATTAAAAAAAATAAACAATCTAATGATGATTTTGTATTGGCGTTTTGGGGGGTAGGTCACCGTAATGCCTGCGACTCCCTTGAAAACTTTCACATCGTTGAACCAAGCATTGGCTATAATAGCGCCTTTGCGCCATTTAAGGTTTTTGAGTCATATGCCCAATTACACAGAATGTTACATAAAACAAGCGAAAACGAAATGCCCTCCTTTAAGGATCACGTAATCCCGCCCGGTTTTTATTTAGATGATTTTCAATATAGCGCCAAAAAGGAAAACTACCTTCTTTTTCTTGGAAGGATGGTTGATGCGAAGGGAATATCCATCGCCCAACAACTCTCGAAAGCCGCCAAAGTTCCTATCAAATTCGTGGGTCCCCAAAACCTAAAAAACACACTTGAAAAAGACAACCCTCTCGCAGAATACATCCATACAGTAAGCCATGAAAAACGAAAAAAACTCCTATCTAAAGCCAAGGCCCTAATAATGCCCACCCTCTACGCGGAGCCATGTGGGTGGTCTATGATAGAAGCGTTTGCCTCCGGAACCCCCGTCTTATCCACCGACTGGGGAGGTCTTTCCGAATATAATGTACACGGCAAAACTGGTTTCGCGTGTCACTCTTTAAATGAATTTTATCATGCGTTTCATTCTCTTGGTATGATTGATCCCGCCTATTGCCGTCAATACGCAAAAGACAATTTTAACATTGATTTAATTATGAAAATGTATGAAAACTATTTTGAGCATGTCATAGATTACGCTCAACATGGAATAAGCGTCATCAGAGAAAAATGTCACTTTTTAAAAAAATAAGTGTAGAATATTGTGTATGGTTAAAAACAAGGAGAACGGCTCTAAAGTGAGGTTTGGGGATTTAGATACCTTTTTAAAAATCGCCCCTATAATTGGTTTAGCTGTTTTAGCCTATCTTCAAACTTTATTTCCCAGCAAGATAGAATTCGACAAAGTTCACGACAAGCTTATTCAAATGGACAAAAAAATTACCGAAATGACGGTTCTCCAAAAAGCTATTACCGGCAATAGT